CGGTACAGATTGCGCTGTTCCAGGGAGAGGATGGCACGTTTGTAGACGAGAAGGGCGAGCCGTTTGCGGGAGACGTTAGCAAGGCAAAGCCGGGTCCGGGTGGCGTGGTATTGGTTGAGGTTACCACTGAAGTTAAGGATGACGAGTCAGCGATTTTAGACGTTGTGCAGTACAACGATTATTTATGCTCGGATGCAAGAAACGAGACAGAGGTTGAGTGGCGAGCGCGTAGGGCGTACTTGTCGCGTGAGAAAGCCAAGGAGATGTTTGGCGCAGAGGTAGCTGATGAGTTGAGCTACGATGCGTATCCGGACAAGGACAAGCGCAGCTACGAGAAAAACGAGGACAAGTACGAGGGCAAGGCAGAGTTGTGGGAAATCTGGTGCCAAGAAACTGAAGAGGTCTATTGGCTGCACCCTAACAGCGACAAGGGCATTGTGTTTCAGTCGGAAGCGCCGATTGATTTTGAAGGCTTCTTTCCGTGTAGTGTAATCGCGCAGAGCCAAGATCCCGACAGTGTGCTGCCTGTAAGCGATTATTCGCACGTTAGGGATCAGATCCTAGAGGTTGAGCGGCTGACTACTCGGATTCATGCCGTGACACAGGCTATTCGTACCAACAGCGTGTATGACGCTACACTTGGTAATGAAATTGAGGCGCTAATGTCAGGCGACCTTAAAATGATTCCTGTAATGAATTGGCCTAGTTACAAGAGTCGCGGTGGTCTAGCGGCTGGTGTAGAGACAAAAGATATTGCGCCGTATGTCAATGCGCTTCAGGTTTTACAGGCTGCAAGGCAGACAACGCTTGAGCAGCTTTATGAGACGCTAAAAGTTTCTGATCTGCTTCGCGGCACAAGCGACCAATACAAGTCAGCAACGGCTAACAGGCTAGAAAACGCATGGTCGAGCCTTGGGCTAATCGTGCGTCAAAACATGTTCACCAAGTTTGTTTCTGACGCGATTGAAAAGCTAGGAAACATTGTCGCATCACAGTTTGATGCGGAGCGCATTTTTGAGGCTGGCGACATAGACCAGTTGTTGCTTCCGTTGTTGCCAGAGCCGCAGCCAGAGCCAGAGCCGCAGGTCGGTCCAGATGGTCAGCCTTTGCCTATGCCACCGATGCAGCAGCCTGACCCGGCGATGATTTTGGACGGCATGAAGATGCAGTTGATTGCGTTTTTGAAGGACGACGACAGGGTTGCGTACCGCATAAAGATAGCGTCGGACTCAATGGTCGCCATTGATCAGGCGCAGGACCAGGCTGAAGGTTCACAGCTAATGAACACAGCCGGAGAGTTTTTCAACCAGATGCGAGCCCTTATTGAGCAATACCCGCCGTTGCTTGGCTTTTCTATTGAGCTGTTTCAGAACGTAATTAAGAGGTTTAAGGGTGGCAAAGAGCTGGACGGCATCTTTACGAAGGCATTGGGGCAAATTGGTGAGATTGCTAGGGCTAAGGAGGAAGCGGCAAAACAACCGCCACCGCCAGATCCAGTTATGCAAGAAATGCAAGCCAGGATGCAAATTGCACAAGTTGAAGCGCAAGCCCGTATGTCAGCAACTCAGATGCAAATGCAGGATGCTCACGAGAAGAATATGTTGGTGGCGCAAGAGTCACAGCTAAAGATGCAGCGTGATCAGCTAGACGCGCAGCTTGCTATAAACAAGCAGCAGTTTGAGCAGTACATAAAGCAAGCCGAGCTTGGCATAGCGCAGCAGGAAGCACAGATTAAGGCTAACGCTGTACAGGTAGACTTGCTTAAGGTTCAGTCGAGCACTGACGCTGGAAACGCTAAGTTGAGTGTCCAGCAAGAAGCTAACCGTATGGCTGCCATCTTAGACATTCAAAGCCAGCAGCTTGAGCAGACGCGCATACAGTTGTCTGAAACTGAAAAGCTGATGGAGGAAAGGCGGCTAGCTGCTGAACAGGAAATTGAGCGTATGCGGTTGGGGCTTGAGGCTATGAAACCCATGGCGCAGCAGTCACAGCAACAGCAGCCACAGCCTGTAATAGTGGCGAATGTTGTGCCACCGCGCTCTTAAAGGTTCTGTTGCAGTGCTGGTGGGTTATGTTACAAGCAAGCCTAGTTGAGCCTGAGTAGCACCTATTAAGTATGACAAAATACAAACTGTTCCAGTGGTGTCCAGTTGAAAAGAAGGTTGTTCCGATTGAACAGGTTCAAAAACGAGTTCAGTCAAACGCTAGGGACTTGTTCATTCAAGATGAGATGGCTCCGACCAGAAACCCTCTCGACACCAAGCAAGTTTACACAAGCAAAGCAAAGCTGAGAGCTGCGTATAAAGCAGCGGGAGCCGTTGAAGTCGGCGATGCTTACGACAGGGGTTATGATCCCCAAAAAGAGCGCAGCAGCAAGACAGATCAGATTGTGAAAAATGTAATGCAACAAATTAGGGAGCGCATGAATGGATAGCCAGGAGCCGGTTGTCGAAGCAGCAGAAACAGAAGTTGTAACAGAGCGTGAGCAGGATACGCGAAGCATACGTGACGTTCTTTCTGAGCATTTAGATAAAAGTGCAAGTGATGCGACCGTTGCACCTATTGAGCCGTCTGAAAGCCCTGTTGAAGCCTCAAACGAAGTTGCTTCAGTAGTTGAGCGTGTGCCACTGGTGCCACCTGCCGACATGAATAGGCAGGAAAAGGACGCATTTCTTAATCCGACTCCTGACAATGCACACGTCTTGCAGCAGTACATGAATCGTAGGGCGTATGAGACGCGCAGCGATTACCAGCGTAAAATGCAGGAGGTTGAGCAGCTAAAGCAGCAGACTTCTGGCGTGTACGACGTGTTAAAGCAGTACGAGAACGACTATGCCAAGCATGGCATTAGCGTAGCTGACATAGCCAAGCGGTCGATTGCTTGGGACAAGGCTATGCAAGCTAATCCGGTTCAAACAGCGTTAGAGTGGCTTGATTCTTACGGGGTCAACCTGCAAGAGCTTTACAACGGATACTCACAGCAGCCACAGCAACCTGCAAATTATTTGACTCGTGAAGAGGCAGAGCAAATTGCAGAACAAAAATTTCAGTCAATTCAGCAGCAAGAGAAACAAAACGCAGTTGCCTATTACAATGAGCGGCTTGTAGAATCCTTTATGAAAACCAAGCCCTTGTTTCGGGATGCTGAAACAGCTTCGCAGTTAGAAGCTGAAATGGCACCGATAGTACAAGGCTTGTCGGCGACTGGTAGGTATAGCTCTCCCGAAGAGATCCTAGAAACTGCCTACAATTACGTTGTCGCCGGAAATCCGACTTTCTCCAGCCTCAATTCTGCGATGGCTGCAAAGTCGGTTGTAGAACAAAAACAGGCTGTTGTTGCTCAAGCAAAAACAGCTTCTCGCTCTATATCTGGCTCCGCTGGTTCGGGGACTCCCAAGATAAAAGCAAAAGATTTACGGGACAACCTGCGGCGTCGCTTCGTCGGCGAGTAAGTTTGTGGTTGTCCCAATAACTTTTAGGACAACCAAAAATGGCAAACTTAGAGGAAGCAATCGTAGCAACCTTGTTCGATCAGAGCGAGGATATTGCTGACGAGATCATGCACCACAATCCGTTGCTCATGGCGCTTGACGACCAGGGGCTCATCCGTAGGTTTTCGGGGGGATACGAACTCCGCAAGCCGGTAATGTACAATGACTCAGCAGTAGGCGGCTTTTACAGCGGCTTTAGCTCGTTTAACCTAGACGCAATCGACGATATGACTGCGTTCCGGTTTGCGATCAAGCAGTGCTATGAGCCGGTAGCGATTGACGGTCGTAGCCGTCGTGCTAACCGCGATCAGGCACAGCTTCTTGATCTTGCTGAAAGCAAGATGAAGGCAGCTATTGCCCGCCTGAAGAACACGGTATCCACCTCGCTTCGCGGCGACGGAACAGGTTCCAGTGGTCTTGAGTTTGACGGCATTAAGAAGGCTGTAAGCACTTCACCTTCGTCTGGCACTTACGGACAGATTGATCGTTCGACCAATACGTTTGCTCGCAACTTGGCTGTAAACGTCACGTTGTCGGCTTCAAACGTACAGGAGACGATCACCGATACGCTTTCCCAGGTTACTCGCGGCAGTGAAATGCCTGACCTTGGAATGATGGATCGCACTGCCTGGAAGTTTCTGCACAGCTCCCTTACTGCAATTCAGCGTATTGCCCTTCCAACTAAGAAGGCGGTCGCTGGTTTCCGTGTAATGGAGTATGACGGTTGCAGCTTCGTATTTGACGGCGGCTATGGCTCAAGCGTTCTTGAGACTAATTCATGCCGACTTTTAAACACGAAGTATTGGTCGTTTGACATGGTTCGAGGGGCAGACTTTAAGCCGCTCGCACCAGAGATGAACCGTCCAGTAGATCAGGATGCTTTCTTCACAGTAATTCTTGTTGAAGGCAACCTGTGCTGTGCTGCACCTGCACTTCAGGCTGTTATTTACGCTTAGGTAGGAGGGACAGAACATGTCACGTTCAGGATCATTCGGAGTAAATTACAAGAAGGTTTGGGATGGGGTTACTATTCCCCTACCAGCACAGGTTGGCGATCTCGGAAGCTGTCCGGAAGGGGAGTTTCTTTTCGTACAAGCTGGCGCTGCTGTTGCTCAGTATGCCTTCGTTAAGCTGTCTGATGATGGTCAGGCAGTAGAGCTAACGACAACCAATGCTGGTTCTAACAACCTGCAAGTTGGCGTTGCTCAGGTTGCTGCTGCTGACAATGAATACTTTTGGGTATGGGTTGGCGGCGTAGGTGGCGGTGGAGTTGGAACAGGCATTAAGGGCAAGTGTGCGGCTTCGTACGCTGCTGATGCTAATCTTAACACTACTGCTACAGCAGGTGTGGCTGATGATGCTTCTACAACCAGAATTGCAAACGTTGTAGGGCTCACAACCCTTACGGGCGCTGGTACGGTAGAGCTGAAGTCAACGGGTTACTTGCTTGTAAATTAAGCAACACGGGGGTGCCAGTACGGACCCCCACTTTTTTGTGTAGGTATGTCACTCACACAAGATTTAATGGGTTTAGGCTTGGCTGCTGAAGTTGCAGTCGAGTTGTCTCAGGAAATACAAGGCACAATAGCGGGAAAGCCAGTTGTCGAGGATGGTCTGATAAGTGGAGACACTCTTCAGTACAATGTAGCTTTGGACGCTTGGATAACAACTAACGTCACTGACGGGGGAAATTTCTAATGGCTAATACAATTCGCATTAAGAGGCGCTTAACGGGATCGGCTGGCGCACCTGCAAGTCTGGTAAACGCAGAATTGGCATTTAACGAAGTAGACGGAAAACTCTACTACGGACAGGGTGGCAATTCGACAGCAGCTAGCACCATTATCGCTATCGGCGGTTCTGGTGCTTTTGTTGATCTCACCAGCAACCAGACCATTGACGGTGACAAGTCTTTTGTTGCTACCGTAAACATTAACTCGCTTCAGTTGAATGGCGCTTCTGTCACAGCCAACGCTGCTGAACTTAATCAACTCGACGATGTAACCCCTGGCACCGCTTCTGCAAGCAAGGCGCTTGTGGTTGATGCTAACAAGGATCTAAATCTTTCAGGTGGTGATCTTACTGTTCAGGATCTCGTTGTAAACGGCGATCTGACCGTCAATGGCACCGAAACCATACTCAATACTCAGACTCTTGAGGTCGAGGACAAGAACATTGAGATGGGTGTAGTTGCTACGCCTAGCGATGCTTCTGCCGACGGCGGCGGTATTATCCTCAAAGGCACTACTGACAAGACGATTGTTTGGTACGATGCTTCTGATGCGTGGACCAGCTCGGAACACCTGAATCTTGCCGCCGGCAAGAAGTTCCAGATCAATGGAACTGATGTTCTTACTGGCAGCGCACTTGGTTCTGGCGTTACTTCATCCTCGCTCACAAGCGTTGGAACAATTAGCTCAGGAACATGGCAGGGATCGACTGTAGGTATTGCTTACGGTGGAACAGGGCAGACCACTGCACAGGCTGCGATTAACGCACTGTCGGCTGTAAGCTCGGCAACGGCTGGTCAGGTTCTCACAAAGGTGGGTTCTGATGCTGTGTGGGCTGCTGCGGCTGACACCGGAATTAGTTCGCTAAACGGACTGACAGGTGACACCCAAACTTTCGCTGCTGGATCTTCAGGAACGGATTTTGGTATTTCGTCAGACGGTACGACGCACACCTTCAACATTCCGAGCGCAAGCTCAACAAATCGAGGTCTGGTTACTACTGGCTCACAGACTTTTGCCGGAGAAAAGACATTCAGCAGCAACATGACTGTCAGCGCCTCAAACGCTGCCCTCACGTTGCACAACACTGAAGGGGGACGCGATGCCACATGGAGTCTCTTCAGTGGCAAAATGTATCTTCAGCGTTCAGGTGGAAATCTGAATGGGAATTGGCCAGCTACGATTGAGCTTGAGAGTAACTCTTGGGGTCTCAATCGCTACACGCCAGGCGCACAACTCCATGTTGAAATAAACAGCAATTCCACAAAGGGTTTTATCGTTACTGGACGACCAAGCCAGTCAGCGAACCTTATGGAGCTGCAAAACAGCGATGAGACTTCGCTGTTTACTGTTAGCGCCGCTGGTGCAGTAACCGCTGGTTCATGGCAGGGCACTGACGTTGCAGTAGCGCATGGCGGTACTGGTGCGAGCGATGCAGCAACGGCAAGAGAAAATCTTGGCGTGGAAATTGGCGTTGATGTTCAAGCGCAGGATGAGCGACTTCAGGCAATCGTTGACCTGAGTGGAGCATTCGCTGCTGGCGACGTTAAACTGGTCGGATACTCGGACGCTGAAACTGCTCAGTATGTGACGACTACGACGTTCTCGCGCTCCTTGCTTGATGATGCTTCGTCAAGCGATGCGCGCAATACGTTGGGTCTAGCAATCGGGACAAATGTTCAGGCGTACTCGGCAAACCTTGGCGCGTTGGCTGGACTCACGAGTGCAGCAGACAAACTCCCGTACTTTACTGGTTCGGGATCTGCCGCAGTTGCTGACTTCAGCAGCTTCGGGCGTTCGCTGGTTGACGATGCTGATGCGTCGGCAGCTCGCACGACTCTCGGACTTGGAACGATTGCGACCCAGGCTGCTAACAATGTAAGCATTTCTGGCGGTAGCATCGACAACGTGGTTTTTGACGGCGGTTCCTTCTAATAAAAAGCGGGGAGGGGCTTGTATAGCTCTCCCCGCATGTTTCTTATTATGGCAAACACCATAAAAATTCGCCGTAGCACTAGCGCAAGCAGCGTTCCTACAACAACGCAGCTTGAGCAAGGCGAACTTGCGATCAATGTTTACGATGGCAAGCTGTTTTTCAAAAAAGTGCAGAGCGGCACTGAAAGCATCGTTACGCTGCAAGAAGGCGGTGCTAGTGGCATTTCCAGCCTAAATTCTCAGACAGGCGCAACGCAAACTTTTGCTATAGGCAGCGGTAATAGCGGCGGTCAGCCGTATTGGGCGTCAGCCTCTAACACTCATACGCTACACCTTCCAAGTGCTACTAATGCGATTCGAGGCTTAGTCAGCAACGGTACGCAAATTTTTGGCGGTAGAAAGGATCTTCTAGACGGTTGCACGATTGGAGACAGCGGCGTTTCCGGTGGAAGATTAAGTGTCTACCATGGTGGTGCTACCATTGGACTTTACGTCAAGCAAACATCGGCGAGTCCTACAGCGAATCATTTTTCGTTTGTAAATTCTTCAAATTCCGCCGTGTGTGCGCTTAATTCCAACGGATGTTTGCTAGTTAATCGGACTTCGGCACCAGTATTTACGAGCGAGAAAATTGCGGTTGGTGGAAGTACTGGTCAAAACTACATTACCGTCAGCGGCGGAACAACAAGCACAGGCGACGGTTCTGCTTTTGTTGCGCGTGTTGCCGACACAACGATTGTATCCATTGGCAACTATTCTGCGGCTTACAGTGGCGGCGCTTACAGTGCTGTCCCCACAATTTATTTCAACGCAACGCCCAAGGTTATAGGCATTGGCACTGGCGCTGGCACCAATGCCATGAAATATGACACGACTAACAATCAGTGGACGTATGACACTTCTTCGCTGCGTTACAAAGACAACGTGCGCGATTCCGCATACGGGCTATCAGCCGTTTTAGCAATGCAATCACGGCAATTTTCATACAAGGATAGTGGGCGCGAGGATGTTGGGTTTATTGCCGAAGAAATGGCAAACGTGGTGCCAGAGGTTGTCAGCAAAACTAGCGACGGGTTGCCGGACGGCGTGAGCTACGACAGATTAGTTTCTGTTCTTTGCAAAGCAATACAAGAATTGTCAGCGCAAGTGTCCTCTCTACAAACTCGACTAGACGTTTTAGAGGGCACATGAACATCCTAGTACAAAGCAGTGTTTCATGTAACCATTGGCTAAACCTGTCTACATGGGAGACAAACAATGGCACAAATTGATTGGAACAGCCTAATGAACGGTGGTGACACTCGAAAGAAGCGATACCACGGAGCAAATGTAAAGTTTTTTAACGCCTATCAAGAAAATCGCGAGAAAAGTCTTGCTGCTGGTCGCGCTGTTTTTGACGAGATTCCAAGCGTTTCTATTCAATACCCTGGTGGCGATGAGACAGTAAGGCGCATTGAGCCGCACGACATTCAGGAATATCCAGAACTTTATGCAGCTTTTCAGTCAGGCAATACGCCGATTGAAAGCGGCACCCCATTACAGGAATGGGCACCTTTGAATGGCAGTGCGCTGCGCGAATTGCAGCACATGGGGTTCAAAACAGTCGAACAGCTTGCTGAAACTTCAGACGATGTTAAGCGACGCCTTGGCACTCTTTCCAAGTTTGTAAAAATTGCAAACGATTGGATTGAAGCTGCTAACTCAACACAGTTTCAGGTAACTGCACTAAAGCAGCAGCTTGAGCGTGAGCAACGCCGAACCGAGAAGTTGGAAGGGCAAGTAGAGCTGCTAATGCAGCGCATTGAAGCAAACGAGGGCACAGACATGCGCTCTCAAAGAAAGGAGGTGATCCGTTCTATTGCGCCAATGGAGGAGCAGGTTGTCGATGATGACAGTTTTGTCGCCAATGAAGCACCAGTCAAACGTAGGGGGCGACCTAGAAAAATATGAGCCTTTCCACCGTTGTTACTAACGTCGCAAATGAGGCTGGTTACACTGTAGAGTCGAACATTATTGTCTCGACTGAGACGACAACTAAACAGCTTCGCACGTTAGCAAATCGCATAAACCAGGAAATGTCAGATGCGTATCCCTGGACTTCCATGTATGCGAGCGGTGCAATCACCTTGGTGGCGGGTCAGTCTCAATACGAGCTACCCGCTGCCTTTTCTTATTATCTGTACGAGACGTTTTGGAACAGCTCAACCCGTTGGCGCGTAATTGGTCCGATGACGCCGCAGGAGTATGCGGAAACACAAGGCTACGGACTAAATACTTCCATCTACACGCGCTTTCAGCTTCGTGGCGTGAGCAACAGTCAGTTGCTTATTTACCCGACTCCTACTGCTGGAACAGCAGGACAAACAATCATTTTTGAGTACATTGCTGATCGCAGTGTGCGTCCTGCAACTTGGGCTGCTGGCACAGCGTATGACTCAGGTGCTTACACTTTCTACAACGGAAATTATTATACGACGAGCGCAGGTGGCACGAGCGGAGCGACTGCACCAACGCATACAAGTGGATCTGTTAGTGATGGTGGTGTTACCTGGACTTACTACTCAGGACCGTACAAGGAGTTTTTAACAAATTCCGACGTAAGCATTTTTAACGAGCGCACGTTAGAGCTAGGAGTGCTTGAAAGATTTGCAGAAATACATGGGCTCGACACGATTCAGCCACGTTATGAAACGCAGCTAAACGAGGATTTTTCACGACAAAACCCTGGCAAACTTATTTATGCTGGTGGTTATGGAAGAGGAAACATGTTTGCGCGAAACAACGTAGTCGTTTTTGGAACCTGGATTTAACATGGCAAACATTCCACCGCCGCAGAGCGGCATGAAACCGATGGATTATTACCTCTTCTTGTATAGGTCAGGCGTTAGTCCTTACGAAGCATACCAGGCTACTAGCTCGGCATATGGACCGCCAAAAAGCAAAGAGCAGTTAGCACAAGAGGCACAAAGTAATGCTGCTAGAAGTAATCTTGCTGCTGTAGGTGGTCAGACGGCTGGTGTTATTGGTGGCTCATATCTTGCCGGTCAAGCAGCGGGATTGTTTGGCACTGGTGCCGCTGCCACGGCTGCTGGCACTGGTGCCGCTGGCGCTGCTGGTGCCGCTGGCGCTGGAGCTGCTGCTGGTGGTGCTGCTGCTGGTACCGCTGCCGCTGGTGGTACTGCTGCCGCTGGTGGTACTGCTGCCGCTGGTGGTGCTGCTGCCGCTGGTGGTACCGCTGCTGCTGGTACCGCTGCTGGTACCGCTGCTGGTGGTACAACACTTGGAGCAATAGGTAGCGTTGCGCTTCCAGTCGCGGCTGTAGTTGGCACTCTAAGCACTGCTTGGGAAACCGGAATGAAGGACATACTTCGTGGTCGAGGGGATCGCGCTGATTGGATCAACCAAGGAGCGAACTTGGCTACAGGTTTTATTCCTAATGCCGTACTGAAACTGATGGGCAAGCGTTCCATTGGCAGCATGATGACTTCGGGCAAATCAAACGCGCAACTAATTCGTGATGACTTCCGAGGAACACTACGCGAAACGGGCGTAGCAGATGACAATTATGAGGTCACACTTGCCGATGGATCTAAGTTCAATATCGGATTGGATGGCAAAACTCGTTATAAAAATGTTGATAGCAAGACAACTCGCCAAGCCTGGGACATTGATTTTTCAAATCCCTTGGCAGTGTTTGCAACCGAACAGCTAGATCCGATGATTCAGCGCATCTATGAGGGAGTAGATCGCAGTAAAATTCCTACTGAACAGTTTACGGGCATGTTAGTCAACGCTGTAGCCAGCAACGCTAAAAGTAACGAGGATGTTTTGGCAAACATTCGTACCGTACTTGGGCAGTCGAGCTTTGCAAAAGAAGCGGGTTTTGATCCAACTCCGGTGCCGGGACCAACGCAGCCAATTACCAGACCAGAAGCGGGGAAAGTTTTGCGTGTGTCACCGGGCATGTACATGAACGATCAGGGCAAAGTTAGTCCGGCGCTGACAATGCGAGAAGCCCTAGAACTAAATTACGGTAAGGAGAAATAGTATG